TGATTATGACCAAGCCGGTTACGCAACTCAAAAAGCCATCATTATTTCGAAGGCAATGAGAAAGGTAACTAATCTTATTGGTAGAGAACGAATTTCACTAATCTTCACCAACCAATTGAGAACACGATTAGGTGTATCATTCGGTGACCCTTGGACAACGAGTGGTGGTAAGGCAATTGCGTTCCACTCATCGTGTAGATTAAGACTGAAACAAATGGGTCAGTTAAAATCCAAAGTGGGTGGTGTAGACCAAGTGGTTGGTATTAAGACTCGTGCTCAAGTAGTTAAGAATAGAATGGGGCCACCACTCCGTTCGGTAGATTACGATATTTACTTTGATAGAGGTATCGATAATTATGGCTCTTGGTTACAAATGATGAAGAGTTACAAACTGATTGACCAAAGTGGTGCTTGGTACACTTATGTAGATAAAGAGACTGGTGAAGAGATTAAATTCCAAGCTAAGAATTTCGAAGACCTCTTAGAAGAGAAACCCGAACTAAAAGAGTCGATTTATTCTCAAATTTGTGATGCATACATTATGTCTTACAAAAAATCAAGCGCAGAAGCAAACATAGATAACGTAGAAGTAGAAGATTTCGATGCATAATAGATACGCAGAACTCCTCAAAGAAGTGAGTAAAGAACATAGTGAAGTTAAAGACGAAAGTCTAAATGATAACGTTCTAATCATAGATGGATTAAACCAATTTATCAGAGTATTTGGGGCAGTACCTGCGTTGAATGATGATGGAGAACATTGTGGTGGTGTGACAGGATTTCTCTTGTCCACCGCTGCAACCATCAGAAGATTGAAACCTACACGTGTCGTTATCGTGTTTGATGGTAAGGGTGGGTCTAATCGTAGAAAGTCAATGTATAAGGGTTATAAGGAAGGTCGCACTGGTCTGACTAAAATCAATAGATTGGCTGGATACGAGGATTTAGAGGACCAATCGGAATCGATGAGGAAGCAATTTGCTCGACTCATTGAGTACCTTCAAATCTTACCCGTATCTCTTACCTATATTGATTATGTTGAAGCAGATGACATCATAGCATACCTTGCAAATCATTACTTCAAGAAAAATGTTACGATTATATCATCAGATAAGGATTTCTTACAATTGGTAAACCCACGTATCAGAGTATGGGCCCCTACAAAGAAGAAAATGTATGATGAGGCACTTGTAATAGAAGATTATGGTATTAAACCACAAAACTTGGTATTTTATCGTGTTATTGAGGGTGATAAATCTGATAACATTGAGGGGGTTCGTGGTGTGGGTCAAAAAACCATTCATAAAAAAATGCAATTCCTAAATGAGGATACGCTTGATTATGATGGGTTTATTCAAAAAATAAAAACTGAATGTGATGATAAGTTGTCACAAAAGTTGATTGAAAATGTGACAACTATGGAGATTAATTACAAGTTGATGCAACTCAAAGACCCTGAAATATCATCATCAATTAAATCAAATGTCAGAGAGATTATGGATTCACATAGCTCTAATTTTGATATTGTGGAATTTAAGAAGATGTTTATGTATGATAAACTATATACTGCATTTTCTAATGTAGATTCGTGGTTGAGAAATTCATTTTTATCTTTGGATAGTTTTTTAAAGAATGAAAAGTGATTATAGAACTGAAATTTGGAATGGTGAATTAGAATACCACACTTATACACAACGTGGTTGGTTAGGTATAGGTGGGCCAGAACACCCTATGTTTAAAGGAATGGTCGAACGTATTTTAACGGAATCAAAATACATATCAGACTACAAGTTATATGTGATTGGTGGTTTACTGGAATCGTGGGTGTCTTGGGATGTTGATTTTGCCATAACTGGTGAATTTGACCCAATAAAAATAAAAGAGATATTTGAGGTAATTACTAAGATTTCATTCGAAATGAGAATATTTACCGATTGCCACTATCAAAAAAAACTATGGCCAGTACATTTGTATTGTAGATATGGTGGATACGAGGAAGTACACGAGTGTTGGAGATTATCTAATCGATTTGCACGAGATGGGGTATATCAAGACCTAAGTAGCTTTGAGTATGCTGATGGGTTGTACAAACAAACAATAAATTATCCATTTCCAAAGCATATTAAGCGTAGGGAAGAAGGGTATATTTATAAACCGCCACTTTTATTAAATTAAGTTTGGATAGTTAAAAATAAAGTCGTATATTAGTGACTATATGGAGAAGTTAGGAAGCAAGTTTAGTACATCATTTCAAAATAAGGTAATATCGGCTATCATATCAGATAGGTCGTTTACTCGACAAATCTATGATATACTAAAACCAGAGTACTTTGATTCGGAAGCGTCTGAGTGGTTAGTTAATACTACTCTAAAATATTTCGATGAGTATGAGACAATGCCAACGTTAGATGTTCTTAAAGTAAAGATAAATGGTATTGAGAGGGATGTACTGAAGACTTCAGTCGTGGATACTCTTAAATTTGCTTGGAATCACTTAGAAACCGAAGATTTACCTTACGTAAAGGAGCAAGTTCTTGATTTTTGTAAGAATCAGTCTATCAAGAACGCAATCTTAGATTCCGTGTCCTTATTAGAGGATGGTAAGTATGAAACTATTAAAAAGAATATTGATACTGCAATGAAAGCAGGTCAAGATTCTGATATTGGTCACGAATACAAGACTATGGTTACGGAAAGATACGAGGATAGCGTTCGTAATGTCGTATCTACTGGTTGGGATGTCGTTGATGAAATCACTCAAGGTGGGTTTGGTAAAGGTGAATTAATCCTATTCGCAGCTCCTCCCGGAATTGGTAAGTCTTGGGCTTTGGTTAACATTGGGGCTAATGCTATGAAAAAAGGTAAAACTGTGGCTCATTATACTTTGGAATTGAACGAAGGATATACTGGTCAGAGATATGATGCCGTTTTGAGTGGTGTTGCTGTCGCTAATCTAAAGTATAATATGGAAGATGTTGAGAAGGTAGTCCAAAACACACCAGGTGACTTAGTAATTAAACATTATCCTACTAAAACGGCAAGTGTGACTTCATTGAAGGCACATATGGATAAGATGATACTTCAAGGTAAGAAGCCCGATTTAGTTATTGTGGATTACGCTGACCTTTTACGAGGACCAAAAAAAGAAAAGAGACACGAAGAGCTGGAAGAAATCATCGAAGACCTTAGAGGTATGGCTGGTGAGTATGACGTTCCAGTATTCACAGCATCTCAGATTAATAGAAGTGGTGCAGAAGATGACATCATTACAGGTACTAAGATTGCTGGGTCATTCTCCAAGATGATGACTGCTGATTTTGTGGTATCATTATCTCGTAAGATTGAAGATAAACTCGCTGGAACTGGTAGATGGCACGTAATTAAGAATCGCTTTGGTCCTGATGGGATGACGTTCCCATCTAAAGCAAACTTCTCAACTGGTCAAATTCACATCTATAATGAGGACTCTATAAATGGTAGACAAACCAAAAAAGATATGAAACAAGGGGAGAGTTTAGTAAGAAAAGAATTAGCTCAAAAATATAAAGAAATGAGTGGTGATATTGGTTTTTAGAGACTATATATAACCACCCCAATTAACATAATGTCTAACAATTTAAAAAGGAGAACCCTATGGGTCTATTTGATAATCGCGTACCTTTTAAACCATTTGAATATCCAGAATATTACACCGAAGGTTGGTTAAAACAAGCACAAGCATTTTGGTTACATACCGAAATACCAATGCAAGGTGATATTAAGGATTGGAATGAAAATTTGTCACTCGAAGAAAAGAACTTGGTAGGTAATATCCTATTAGGGTTTGCTCAAACGGAATGTGCAGTCTCCGATTATTGGACAGGTTGGGTTACCGAGTGGTTTCCTAAACACGAAATCAAACAAATGGCAATGATGTTTGGTTCACAAGAAACTATTCATGCAACTGCATACTCATACTTGAACGAGTCGTTGGGATTGGAAGATTTCGAAGCATTCCTACACGAACCAGCAACTGCTGATAGATTTGAGAATCTTGCTAACATTGAAAATAACTATACTTGGGAAGACCTCAAGGAGAATCCAGATGCAAGAAGAGAAGTGGCAAGGTCACTCGCAATCTTCTCAGCATTTACTGAAGGTGTGGCTTTATACTCCTCATTTGCAGTTCTATTCTCATTTCAAATGAGAAATATGTTGAAGGGCATTGGGCAACAAATGAAATGGTCAGTACGAGATGAATCACTACACTCGAAAATGGGGTGTCAACTCTTCAGACATATGTGTGAAGAATATCCAGAGTTGAAGATAGAAGCAAAAGATGCAGTTGAAGACGCTGCAGAGATTATGTTGGATTTGGAATTAAAATACATCGATAAGATGTTTGAAATGGGTGACTTAGAAAACCTCAAGAAGGTAGACCTCATTAACTTTATTAAAAGTAGAGTAAATAGTAAGTACAACGAATTAGGTTATGAAGGTAGATTATTTGAATACGATGAAACTTCTGCAAATGGGTTAGATTGGTTCGCACATTTGACTGGGGGAACAACCCATACCGATTTCTTCGCAGTAAGGCCTACTGATTATAGTAAGGCAAATGAGGGTGAAGATTGGAATGATATATTTTAATTAGTTATGAAAAATTACGGAGAAGAATTAGGTTGGGAGTTAGGAGTTGACTTTCCAACTTGGGCAAATACTGAGATTTATGTAAAAACAATCTCAAAGGGATACTTACTCGCAGGAGAAGTTCCAAAAGACGCATATTGGAGAGTTGCTACTGCATCAGCACGAAGATTGAAGAAACCACAATTGGCATCAAAGTTCTTTGATTACATTTGGAGAGGTTGGTTGAACCTTGCATCACCAGTACTATCAAATATGGGTACTGATAGAGGTCTACCCATCTCGTGTTTCGGAATTGATGTAGCAGACTCAATCCAAGATATTGGTACAAAAAATCTTGAGTTGATGTTGTTGGCAAAGCATGGTGGTGGTGTTGGTATTGGTATCAACCAAATCAGACCAGCTGGAAAGCCGATTACGGACAATGGTACATCAGATGGTGTTGTACCATTCGCTAAAATCTACGATTCAACTATCCTTGCTACCAATCAAGGTGCAGTTCGTAGAGGCGCTGCGTCTGTAAATCTAAACATCGAGCACGAGGACTTTGATGAGTGGATTGAAATTCGTGAACCAAAGGGTGATGTCAATAGACAATGTTTGAATCTACACCAAGCAGTAATTGTTGGTGATAAGTTTATGAGGCAACTCGAAGAGGGTGATGCTGAAGCAAGACGCCGGTGGGGTAAAGTACTCCAAAAACGAAAAGCAACTGGTGAACCTTATATTATGTATAAAGGTAATGTAAACAAAGCAAATCCAGAAGCATATAAACAAAACTCATTGAAGGTCTTTATGACTAACATTTGTAGTGAGATTGTACTTCATACTGACGAGTCCCATTCGTTTGTATGTTGTCTATCATCGGTTAACTTAGCTAAGTATGATGAGTGGAAGGATACTGACCTTATTTACACCGCAACATGGTTCTTAGATGGTGTACTCGAAGAGTTCATTCAGAGAGCAAAGAATATGAGAGGTTTTGAGAACTCAGTCCGTTCAGCAGAGAAGGGTAGAGCACTTGGTTTAGGTGTTCTTGGGTGGCACACATACCTACAACAAAATGGTATGTCATTTGAAGGCCTTCCATCTCAATTCGAAACTCGTAAGATATTCTCTCAAATCAAAATTGAGTCTGAACGGGCATCTCGTGATTTGGCTCAAGAATATGGAGAACCACTATGGTGTATTGGAACTGGTATGAGAAATACTCACTTGAGGGCTATTGCACCAACGGTATCCAACTCCAAATTGAGTGGTAATGTATCTGCAGGTATCGAACCTTGGGCCGCAAACGTATTTACTGAACAAACCGCAAAGGGTACTTTTATTCGTAAGAACAATGAATTAGAACGTGCTCTTCGTAAGATGGGTATGAATAACAAAGATACTTGGAATCAAATCCTCGAAGATGGTGGGTCTGTGCAGGGGTTAGATGGATTAGATAGTTGGGGTTATGTAGATGGTAAGTTATTACCTAAAGATAAGATTGACCCACTAACAATCGAAAACAATCAAGTTGATTGGCCAAAGGATGTATTTAAGACATTCAAAGAAATCAACCAATTGGAGTTAGTAAAACAGGCTGGTGTTAGACAACAATATATCGACCAATCCGTATCACTTAACTTAGCATTCCCATCACAAGCATCGCCAAAATGGATTAATCAAGTTCATCTTGAGGCTTGGAAACAAGGAATTAAAACTCTCTATTATATGAGAACAGAGTCGGTACTTCGTGGAGACATCGCAACTCGTGCCACCGACCCTGATTGTGTATCTTGCGATGGTTAAATTATTATGAAACAATATATATACTTTTCAGCACCTTGGTGTGGACCTTGCAGAATGTTAGGACCAGTTATGGAACGAGTGAATGCCACTATTCCAGTTCAAAAGGTAAACATTGAAGAACAATCTGCATTGGCACAACAATACAATGTAAGAAGTATCCCGACGGTAGTTCTATTAGAGAATGGTAACGAGATTAAACGAATTGTAGGAGCAAAATCAGAATCAGAATATTTAAACGTATAAGTTATGAAAAATAGTAAAATATGTCTAAATGGTATGGTTGGTAGTGAGGAAGCTACCATCCAACGAATGTTAGACTCGGTTGTAGATTATATTGATTATTATGTAATTCAATGTAATGGTAAAGACAAAACTCAAGAGATTATTGATAGTTTTTTTAAATCAAAGGGTGTTCCTGGCTTTACTTATTATGTAGATTGGAACTTTCCTGGTTGGAATCGTGACCATACTTTACAAGAGTGTTTGAAAGCAGACCACGGGTGTGATTGGATTCTGAGAATGGACGCAGATGAACAATTAAAAGTGGATGATGATTTTGATTGGAGTATATTAAACGATACATCGGTGGAATCTTGGAATATTGTAGCAGACCCTGGAAATTCATTATATTTCCGTACTTGGATGTGGAACGCAAATCTACCTTGGTTCTTCCAACACGACAAAAGACACGAAACGATACATTTACCAAATCGTGGTGAGGGTTTCCAAAGACTAAATCTACCTAAATCATTCAGACACATCATTACTAATGATGGTGATACTTGGATGGCACCAATGAAGTTTATTACCGATGGGCTGACCCTTGAACTTGATAAAGTACCAACAAGACTTGTACTTGAAGATTATTATCACCTATGGTACATCGCAAAATCATACCACGATGGATATCGTGATATTGATAATCTACCATTTGGTAAAGCCCACTCAGATGAGTATGCTCGTAGAGTAATATTTTATTATACTCAATATTTAAATAAAACGCATGATTTTGAAAGCAGACAACACTCTAAGTACGTTGATGATATGGGTTACTATGCTTGTATTTTGATTTCGGAAGCATATGATTGGATTGGTGATGTTGATAACGCATTACACTACTTGAAGACTGCAACCACTTTTAATTCTCGTAGAAACGAACACTACGTCAAACTGGCACAATTGTATCAAAGATTGGAACAATGGGAAAATATGGTTCACGTTACTGGAATGCTCGTTAATCCACAAAGAACCAATCCATTTCCTGAGTTTTCATTCTTGATAGAAAACTCCGCATATTGTGATACTGGTAACTTTTGTAACGAACTACACGAAATTGCATTAAATGGACTCAACTCGTAAATACGATTATATTATTGTTGGTGCTGGGTTTTTTGGAGCAATCTGCGCTCACGAATTAAAAAAAGCCGGTAAACGGGTTGCTGTTTTAGAGAAACGAGACCACATTGGTGGAAATACTTACACCGAAGAGAAAGATGGAGTGCATATTCACAAATATGGTGCCCATATCTTTCATACCAATAATAAAGATGTTTGGAATTATGTAAATCAGTTTGCAGAGTTCAGACAATATGCTCATAGTGTCATTGCTAACTATAAAGGTAAGATTTACACCCTACCATTTAATATGAATACATTCAATCAAATGTGGGGAGTAACTACACCTCATGACGCAAAGAAAAAGATTGAAGAACAGCGATATGATGGTAAGATAACCAATTTGGAAGAACAAGCTCTTTCGCTCGTTGGTAAGGATATCTACGAACGGCTGATTAAGGGTTATACTGAAAAACAATGGAGAAAACCTGCGACTGAACTACCAGCATCAATCATAAAACGACTGCCTGTTAGATTTACCTACAACAACAACTATTTCAACGATAAATACCAAGGTATTCCAATAGGTGGATACACTCAGATATTTGAAAAAATGTTGGATGGTATTGATGTAAAATTAGGCGTTGACTACCTTTCCGAAAAGGACAAGTGGGATGTAATGGCTGATACGGTAATTTACACAGGCCCAATCGATAAATACTTTGACTATCAATTTGGTGATTTAGAATACAAATCAGTTTGTTGGGACACGATGAAGATTAATAGTGACAATTACCAAGGATGTGCTGTGATGAATTACACCGATGATTCCTCATTTACTCGTATTATTGAACACAAATACTTTGATGACCAAAATCAAAAAGTAACGTGGGTTAGTATGGAGTTCCCACAAGAGTATAAGAGGGGTATTGAACCATTTTATCCGGTGAATGATGAAGCAAACAACGAAAAGTATCGTAAGTACAAAAAACTCGCAGATAATGACAAAGTAATATTTGGCGGCAGACTCGCAGAGTACAAATATTACGATATGCACCAAGTAGTGGCCTCTGCGTTAAATAAAGTTACTAAAATCTTGGAAAATGAATAATAATTTTGTATATTAGTGAAAAGATTTAGAATGGCTTTAAGAGGAGAATCACATCCACAACATAAACTTACGGAAAACCAAGTAAGGTCTATCCGTAAGTTGTGGGCTGTCGGACATCGAAACATCAGAGTATTAGCCCAAAACAATGGTGTATCACCTACCAACATTCGTAAGATTGTAAAAGGTGAAACTTGGACACATATTCTTTTTGGAGAATTTAATGATTATCAATGAAAGTAGAAGGTAGAGTTTATACCGATACATCAAAACTGTCAGTAAGACCTATATCCAAGTCGGTTGCAAAGGATATAATTGTAGCAAACCATTATTCCCACGCGTGGACTAAGGTATCTTACTCATTTGGATTATATGTTGAAGATAACTCTCACCAATTCTTTGAATCTACCGACAAACTAATTGGGGTTGCCTGTTATGGTGACCCCATTGGTAGACTTACCGGCCAATCCATCTCTGAGATAATCAAACGAGACGAGGTTTTGGAATTGGTAAGATTGTTTGTATTTGATGACCACGGACATAACATCGAGAGTTGGTTCTTAGGTCAGACATTCGAGTGGTTACGTAAGAACTCACCAAAGATAAAAGCACTGATATCATACTCAGACCCAAAGGAAGGACACGCTGGCACAATCTATCAGGCTACCAATTGGATATACCAAGGTAACAAACTTAGATACAACGATTCATGGGGGTTCAAGTTTGAAGAAGATGGTGAGTGGATTCATGGTCGAACAATATTCCCTCAATATGGTACAAATGAACCTGCTAAGATACAAGAAATGGTAGACAAACCATTTTGGATTAGAAAAGAACCAAGAAAGCATAGATACGTTTATGTACTTGCAAAAGGTGGAGTTAGAAGAAAGATTCTAAAGAATCTCAAACACCCACCATTCCCATATCCAAAAGGTGGTGATACTGAAGAAATGGAAATCCTAAAATTAGACCCAATTGAAAGAGGAGAATAAACACTATGTAGACACCTCACGTGTTACGATTCGTGAGATTGGTAAGGCTACTGCAAAAGAGATGATAGTAACATATCATTACTCTCACGCATGGACTATGTGTAGATATGCATTGGGTGTATTCTATAAGACTGATGAAAAGGACATTTTAGGTAACGAAGAGCAGTTGATTGGATGTTTGGTCTATGGGTATCCAGTAGGTAGGTCAGCAATCAAGTCGGTTATCGATGGATTAGAGAAAGACCAATGTTTGGAGTTGACACGATTGTTTATACACGATGGGTATGGGTCTAATATCGAGTCATACGCTATGGGTCAGTCCTTTCAATGGATTAAAGAGAATGCTCCTAATATCAAGATGTTACTCAGTTACGCTGACCCCGAACAATTACACTTAGGTGGTATCTATCAAGCTACAAATTGGTTGTATCAAGATTGTCGTGATATTCAACTGATGCCAAACTACTCGATATCACTTACATCTAACCCTTACAAATGGATACATTCAAGAACTGTATTCTCACGATGGGGGTCTCATAACTTAGAACATCTCAAAACCGAAATGGGTAAAGAGAACATCAAAGAGTTTTGGAGAAAGAAAGAGTCACCTAAACATAGGTACATCCAAGTGTTAGGTCAGAACAAATCAGAGAAACGGAAGCTAACCAAACAACTTAAACATAAGGTTAGTCCGTATCCTAAGAATCCAGAGGAGTTCATAGCTCCAGTAGAACGACACGAAACTTACGAGCCAGAAAATAAAGTAAGTTTTTGGTAAGTTTAACAATATCTTAACATTATAATTTGGTAGTTTAAGAAAATTGTTGTATATTAGTACTGTTAGTGAATGAGTCATTAACATTAAAACAATAATAATTTCAAAAAAGGTAAAATTATGTTACAATTAACAGAGTCGCCAATGACCGGGCGATTAAAAAAAGGTCACTCTGAATCGATTAGTACAAAGGTAAAATTCTCAACGGGAGATTATCAGACAGTTTCGTATCCAAGTATCTCAAATGGATTACCAAATGGTAATATGAAGATAGAAATGCAAAAGATTGGTTCTATGGAAGATGGTGGTCGTTCTCGTAACAAGGATGGGAGTGATTGGAGTGATTCTGAAAAGAAACTAATTTATTCAAAAGTCCCAACTGCACACATTGACCATTTGGGTAATGTATATCCATCCAAAAAAGAAATGAGAGTTGGAGTATCACCTATTGAATCAATTCGTACATTTGTAAAATTTCAATCTATTGTAGAAGAATTACAATGGCAATCTGAAATATACACTATGGAAGATGCTGAAAGAGATGGGTTTGCATATGGGTATCCTATGCAAACGGAAACCCCTTGGATTGAAGAAGGTGATTTGGATAATTCAAAAAATAATCGTATATTTGTTAACCAATAAGAAATGAAAGATATGAACGAAATGACTAAATTTGAAAAGTGGTTGAAAGAAAAGTATCTACTATGGACTTCAGACACCACAAAATACGAAGACCGAGTTTCTAACTTTTCAATATCACCAAAAGAGTTACAAGACATTTGGTTAAATAAAGACCAGAGTCGTGAAGTAGAGACTATTGCTGAAACTGATATTAAACCTACTATAAAAAATAGTATATCAAACCGACCACCAAATTATAGTAATATAAGTAAACGGAAACAAAAAATATCCTATTTGTTAGGAGCTATTTCATACGTTCGTGACTATAACCAACTTGCAGTATCTTTGATTATTAAAGAAAAGGGTAAGTTGAACTTTGACAACTTGTTAGCGAAAGATAGGGGTACATTTAACTTCTATATGACCAAAATGAATGAAAAACAAACTATTCCCTTTTGGAAGGATATTGTTAACTTAAACAATCAGTTTGAGAAGAACAATCGTATGAAGCAGATTTTGAGTCGTATTGAAGAACTTATAGGCAAGGGTATTGAATTTAGTGTTCGAGAAGCAGTTCCAAGTTCGTTGCTAAATGAATGGGAATCTGATGAAGAAATGATTTCTATCCGAATGAAGTATGAAACATACTCAAATCATAGTGGTGAGATGGATAGAATGAATAACAACCCAAATCCTTGGGTAGAGCATAACCACATTATGAACAATACACTTGTTCCTATGGTATATGAATATCCGAATGTGTATAAAGAGGAAACTCTCAATAAAGCATATGATTTAGTTTGTAAATACCCATTGTTTTCAGGTAGTAACAAACTTTGTATGACATCAATACCAAACTCTACTGTTGAGGAAAGTGAAGGTTTCATTCCGTGGATGTTCCATTCTCTAACTTATGGTAAACTAACACCATTAGAGATTGTATCAACCATATCTCGTGGAACTGAAACCAATACTAAAACAAAATCTAAACATTATAAACTTGCCTTTGAAGCTAAAGATAAATTTTTAGATGAGTTCACTACATCATTGGAGTTTATGAATACCATCGCAAATCACCCTATGGTGTCTTCGTGGGTTACTGAGTATAATGACTATGTTGAAGTTAACTATCCAAATAAACGAAAGACTCCGACTAACATTAAAGATATACGAATTTCGAAGTGGGATACATTCTTTACAGTAGTAGTTAGTATTAAGGATATTCAAACGACAACCAAACGGAATGGTAAAGAACGATTGAATGGTATTACAGACAAGTTTTTTAAATCAGCTATTGAGGCTTTATCCGATGTAAACCTAATGAAAGAGTTAGCTGATACTAATGGTGGACTTACAACTCGTTTTGAATTATTCTGGGAGAAGATTTCACTAAAAACGATAGATAAGTTAAACTTGGCTGAGCAAGGTCAATTTGATGTGACCAACCTACACCATATTTTAAAAACAAATTTGGTAGACGCTGGTATGTGGGGTAACGCTTTAGAAATTTATGACCGAAAGTCATCAACGGAATTTGAATTGATTGATATTTCTGACTTCAAAAATCTACAAGAGGGTCACTTGATACCAACGGGTAATATCACATATGGTAACATTGTGTTACAACCAAAAGGTGATAATAAATTCAATAATAATCACCCTATCAAAAGTATTAGTAAATATATTGATGAGTATATGTTAGAGCTTAATGAGTTCTTTGAAAACTCACCAATCACTCAAAACCCATTAGCCGTTCTTCGTACAAAAGAAGTACTGAAGAGTTGGGTTAAACAACAAGAATATACAGCATAATATGAGAGTATTAGTAATACCAAATTATACAAACTTTGGGGCTGTTAAGGACATCAATAGGGATTCGTTCCTATTGGTGTTTAAGTCCTTTATAGAGAATACTGAAATAGGTAAAGAATGGGAGTGGGTTTTACCATATCCTGACTTTAGTAATCATCCCGGCATCATCAATAAATTTGAACATCCAAATGTTGAGTTGATATCAATGGATGGTTTAGATTGCTTTCCACCTAAAATGAGGGTAGACTATCCACATAAGTTCTTCAATAGACTCATTGAAAAATACAATGGTGAATTCAACTTGATTTGGAGTCATCTGCCTGAATGGACCAATGAGTTTAAGGTCAGTCGTATCTATAATAAGTCACAACCTATAATCGGATATTCTCATTGGTGGGAAATAAAAGATAATGGTGCTAGAGATACCAATTCGTTTTTTAGAAATGTAAATGGTATGTTGCAAATGAAAGTTTGTGGTGTAAATTCACAATGGGTAAAAGACTTAGTGATTAAACGTGCATCTGAAATATTCCAACCACATATCATTGATAAGTTAGAGAATATTATCCAGCCGTGGTATTTGGGATGTGATTCAGCTACTCCAACATCTACTTATGAACCAAAGACCATTTTATTCAACCATAGATGGGGTGTGTATACTGGTGCTGAGTGGTTCTTTGAAGCTATGGATGAGTTATGGGAAACGCGTAAAGATTTTCAAGTGTGGTCTTCTTTAAAAGATATGGATAAACCATACGCTAAATACATTGGTCACGCTGATAGAAACGTATATATGAATCAAATGTCTAAAGCACATTTTGGTGTAGGTACATTCCAAGGGTATTCAGCTTGGTCTATGTCTGCTACTGATGGTTTATCTCGTGGAGTTCCATATTTACTTCCAAATGAGTTTTGTTATCCCGAAATGGTTGGAAATGATTATCCACTACTTTACAATGGTAAAGAAGAATTCAAAGAAATGGTTGTTAAGTTATTGGATGGTGATATTGAACGACCTGATGTAACTCATATTGCAGAATCTCTATTATGGGAACATCAACTAAAGAGTTGGAAGATTGAAGAAAACTTTGTTAATACTGCTAGAAAAGACTTTAATTAATGTATCAAAATGTATACTTCGAAAAAGAAAATAATCTCATCCATTGTTGGGATGATGAGAAAGGGTACTTCACATCTAAATACCGTAGATATGCTTACGTTAGAGATGGTAATGGTGCTCACACTTCTATTCACGGAGAGCGTCTTAAAAAGATAAACTTTTGGAAACAAGATGAAGGTCTTGAGCTATACGAAAGTGATGTAAACGAGATGACACGATTTCTGATTGACCAATATGGTGATTCAGATGAGGTATCGACTGGACATACTGTACTTACCTTTGATATTGAGGTAGAGATGAATAGTGGTCTACCCGATACAAATGAAGCTAAGAATGCTATGACTTCAGTCGCAGGTCACGATTCGGTGAGTGGTGATTACTTTGTATATGTTGTAAACAAAGGTGAAAAGATTAATAAGACCATCAAAGGTGCTACGGTAGAATCGTTTGATACTGAAGAGGGTATGTTAGTTGCATTCCTAAACAAATGGAAAGAAGTCAACCCAACTATTATTACTGGTTGGAACATTGACTTCTTTGATGTCACGTATCTATACAATCGAATGAAGAGAGTGTTGGGTGAGTCTATGGCAAACCAACTATCACCGATTGGTAAAGTTCATTGGAATAAGTATCGTAATCGTTATTTGATTGCTGGTGTGTCTGCATTGGACTACATCGCTCTATTTAAGAACTTTACATATACCGAATACCCAAACTACCGATTAGACACTATTGCTAATTTGGAGTTGGGTAGAGGTAAGATTGAGTATGAGGGTAACCTTGACCAATTGTTCAGAGATGACTTAGAGAAGTTTATTGAGTACAACTTAGTAGATGTTGAGTTAGTTGTGGATATGGACAAGAAACTTCAGTTCATTGACTTAGCTAGAGCAATATGTCACGCAGGTCACGTATTCTATGAAGACTTCTTATTCTCATCAAAATGGTTAGAGGGTGCAATGTTAACATTCCTACGTAGGAGTGGTCGTGTTGCTCCAAACAAACCAAGACGAAGAGCACGTAATGATGATGGTACTGAGGCTGAAGGTAAGTTTACTGGAGCATATGTAAAAGAACCTAAACCTGGTCTTTACAAATGGGTATATGATTTGGATTTAACATCACTATATCCATCTATTATTATGACCATCAACATCTCACCAGAGACAAAGATTGGTAAGTTAAAGAACTATGTGGCTGAAGACCATATGAAGGGTAAGATTGAAACATATTCAATTATCGATGACGATGGTAATGAGTTTCCCCCATTGGCTAAAGATAAGTTTATGGACTTTATCGAAAAGTCAAACTACTCAGTCGCTGCTAATGGTGTTCTTTATCGTAGAGATAAGGTAGGTGTGATTCCTGAGATTCTTAATGTTTGGTTTGACAAACGTGTGGAATACAAAGACCTTATGAAGAAATATGGTAAGGAAGGTAATGATGAGTTGTATAAGTTCTACTCTCAACGTCAGTTGGTACAAAAGATTATGTTGAACTCCTTATATGGGGTACTTGGTCTACCATCATTCCGATTCTATGATGTGGATAATGCTGAGGCAACCACAATCACAGGTCAGACTGTAATTAAGACTACCGAGTTTATTGCTAACCAATACTACACAAAGAACATTGGTAAGGAAGCAGATTACAATGTGTATACTGATACGGATTCCGTATTCTATCAGGCAGCTCCGCTTGTAAAAGCTCGTAACCCTGAGATTGACGAGAACTCAGATGAACAAATGATTCCAGCAATTCTATCAGTTGCAAAAGAGGTTGAAGAACACATAAATAATGTTTATGACCAGATGGCATTTAAATTGTTCAACGTAGACACTCACCGATTCGACATCAAACAAGAGACTATCGCTAAGGGTGGTTTTTGGGTATCGAAGAAGAGATACGCTCAATGGATTATCAATGATAATACCGTTGATTGTGATAAGCTGGATGTGAAGGGGCTAGATGTAAAACGTTCATCATTCCCAGTATACTTTAAAGAGGTAATGTCTACTGTACTGATGGATATCCTAAAGGATGAGGACAAGAAGAAGTTGGACGATAAAATCCTAAACTATAAGGATGGGATGACTAACCAACCATTTGTAAATATTGCAAAGAACTCGGCTGTAAAGGATATGTCTAAGTATAGGTTTAAGGACCAAGCACTTGGTGAGTTTATGAAGGGGACACCTGCTCACGTAAAGGCTGCACTTACTTATAATCAATTGTTGAAGAAGTTTAACGCTCCTTACAAATATGAACCAATGAAAGATGGTGATAAAATCAAATGGGTATATCTAAAGAAAAATCCACTGGGACTTCAGACTACCGCATTTACTGGTCACTCAGACCCACCTGAGATAAACGCATTTATCGAACAATACATTGACTATGATTTGATTTGGGAGAAAGAGTTGAACAATAAGTTGGATGACTTCTACAAAGCAATGGATTGGGAGAAGCCAAATCCGAATCTGGCTGCTGCAGCACAATTCTTTTCATTTTAATTTGGAAAGTAAGAATAAATTTCGTATATTAGTAAAACAAATAACAATTAAGAACTATGAAAAAGAACTCGTTAGAAGGTTTTATCGCCCGTTATAACTTGGGTGGTGAGGTTGAGAGTGTAAAAATCAACTCAACCAATGATGGAATGTCAGTTTCCTTTATCTCTGATGACAAAACCCTATTGGGTACGGTCACATCTGAAGAGGCTGAATTTCCAAATGGTGAGTATGGTGTGTACACTACCTCACAACTAAAAGGACTACTTGGTGTATTGGGTAGTCAAATGGATGTAAAAGAAGGTACGGCTGCATTGGTATTCTCGGATACTAAAACTTCAGTTAACTATATGTTGGCTGACTTGTCAGTAATTCCAGTAGTACCTGAATTAAAAGCACTTCCACCATTTACATCTACTGTAACTATGGATGGTGACTTCATCGCTACATTTAGTAAAGCTAAAGGTGCTATGAGTGATTCAGACACATTTACATTTACGTGTAAGGAGAACAAAGGTGAGGTAATCTTAGGTTACTCTAAAATCAACTCAAACCGAATCTCTATCAACGTTGAATGTACGTGTGATGGTGATGTTGAACCAATCTCATTCTCAGCTAAGTACTTGAAAGAAATCTTAGGTGCAAATCGTGGTGCTAAGTCATCTTCTTTGAAGATTTCACCACAAGGTCTTGCCCACGTTTCATTCGAACACGATGGGTTTAAATCGGATTATTATCTTGTAGAGATTAAGTAATATGCAGTTTTGGGACACGGAACCAGCGAAGCCTGTATTTGACTACGATGTAGAGAAAAAGAAGTTCATTGAAAATATGGACTATCTTTCCTCTATGTCAGTTGAAGAGCAGACGCTTTATAAAAAGTGGGATGAGTGGAATTCAGACCTACCAACATCAATGAAACGGAAAGCCGCAATGGCTCAGTATATTGACCAATTGTGGTCACCTACTGATATTATGAATAAGGAACAAACAATCCAAGAGATTGAGGACCTTGAACCATACGTTGAGATTGTAGAAGATTCCAAAGAATCCACTCGTTGGACTGAAATCCGTAAACTAATTCATACGATGTCATTTACAGCAAATCCTGGTCGTAACGTTAAGTTATACATTAAGGATAGAGTAAGTGGTAAGTTGTTAGGGTTGGTTTCGTTGGGTTCTGATGTCACTTCATTGGGAGTTAGAGATACCTACATTGGGTGGTCAAAGGACAACAAATTCAAAGATGGTCGATTGAACCACACCACAATCGCAAGTACCATTGTGTGTACTCAACCATTAGGTTACAATTTCTTAGGTGGTAAGTTAGTTGCTTGTATGACTACATCTCCAATCGTTCGTAAACATTGGAAAGAAAAGTATGGTCAAGAGCTAATAGCAGTCGGAACTACCTCTTTGTATGGTATCCACTCTCAATACAATGGAATCCCTCACTTCAAAACATTAGGTGAGTCTGCTGGTAAAGTTTCTACCAAACCAGATGATTCAGTATACGATGTGTGGCACCAATGGATTAAGGAAAATAAGTCTGATGAGTATGATAAACACACCACTCAGAAAGATGGAATTGCTGGACCAGTATCAGGTGTAAAGCAACGTATCCTTACACTCATATTCAAAGAATTGGGTATCAAGCAAAGTCAGTATATGCACGGATTCAAACGAGGTGTATACTTCGCTATGTTGTATGATAATGGAAATGAGTTTCTTCGTAATGAGATTGACGAAAGTGAATTGAAGCTAAAGAAGAAGTTTGAGGAAGGTGACGATTATACTATGAGGTGGTGGAAGAAGAAGGCTATTAAACGATACTCTAAACTATTTGATGAGGGTCGTATTAAGCCAGAACCATTATTTTATCTTGACATCATTGGTATGTCTTGGGAAGAAGCAAAAAAACAATACTTAAAAGAAGTAGGACGATGAGTAATTCACTATGGGTTGAGAAGTATCGACCAGACACATTAGAAGGTTATGTGGGTAACGACCATATCCTTGAGAAGGTAAAGATTTACATCGAGAACGATGATGTACCACACCTATTACTTTATGGAGTAGCAGGTACTGGTAAAACCACTCTCGCTAAAATCATTACAAACCAAATTGATTGTGATGTTATGTACATCAACGCTTCGGATGAAAACTCGGTTGATGCAGTTCGTGATAAGATTCGTGGGTTCGCATCATCTATGGGATTCCGTAAGTGGAAAGTTGTAATCTTAGACGAGTCTGATTATTTGACACCAAACGCACAAGCAGCACTCCGTAACTTAATGGAGACTTTCAGTAAATCAACACGATTCATATTAACGTGTAATTACGTGGAGAAGGTAATTGACCCTATCCAATCACGTTGTCAGACATTTGCAATCACACCCCCATCTAAGAAGGAAGTTGCAAAGAGACTGCATCAAATCTTAACTGAAGAAGGTGTTGACTTTAAGACTGAAGAATTGGCAGTATTGGTAAATAGTGGGTATCCCGATATTCGTAGAGTCCTCAACGCAGCACAACGACAAGTTGTTAAGGGCCAGTTGAAGATTGATTCTACCTCTACAATTCAAGCAAATTATGCCGATGACATAGTTGAGGTATTGTGTTGGGATAACGACATTAAAGATAAGTTTACTAAAATCAGACAAATCATTGCTGATTCTAAAGTTAAAGACTTTACACCGCTATATAGAACTCTATACGATAGGGTAGATACTTATGCAAGTGGTAAAGTGGGTCAGACCATCTTAAACATCGCAGATGGTCAATATAAAGACTCAATGGTAGTTGATAAGGAAATCAACGTAATGGCGATGATGTTAAATATATTAATAACAATAGGAAAGTAAATTATGGCAAATTCAAACGAATTATTCGAACAAATGACCGAGCTATTTGCAGACTTTACTGAGTCTCACAATGGAACAACTAAGAAATCATCTACCCAAGCTAGAAAAGCAATTGGTGAGTTGAAGAAATTAGTTACTGAGTATCGTAAGGCTTCGGTAGAAGAAAACAAGTAAGTTATGGCTAAGAAAAAAGGTAAAATCGTAGAGATGGGTCAGCCGGCTCAATCTCCACAAATGAATTTGGATGTTACAAAACTAAAGAATGTAACGTGTCCTCAATGTGATGGTATTTTCTTTGATGAACTACAAATGTTCAAAGAGGTATCAGCAATGCAATCTCCAAATGGTCAACCATCGATGTTACCAATCCCAGTTGTTGTATGTAATAATTGTGGTACAGTACATCCTAAGTTTACACCAAAAGAGTTATTTGAAGATGTCTCAACCGAAGAAAAGTAAGACATTATTTCAACATCTTTCGGGTATCAAGGAGCAGAAAGCTTCTTGGGAGTCTCTATCGGTTATGGATAGAAAGAGTTTCGAACCATATATGGTGAATAGATTTTTGTCTATGAATATGGGACTCCTTGAGCTGGTCAATGAACTACAAAAGTACACCATTGGTCAGCTCTCTCCGAGGGATGTTTACAAGTTATATTTGGATGTTTTACCTAAGAAAAAGTCATTCGACAAGTATATCAAAGGTAGTAAGGAATCTAAACATCACAATATGGTAGTGGATTATCTATCAATGTACTTTGAAGTATCAAAAAGAGAGGTTTTAGATTACCTTGAAATCCTATCAAAGGATGAAGTTACCAACATTATCCAAAAGTTTGGAGTAGATAAAAAAGATATTAAGAAATGGCTGAAGTAATAAGAGAAGCAAAAAACAAAGTAGAGTGGGTTAAGGAAGAGGAACGGCCAATCTATGAAACTGGAGTTCAACAATCCGCACGAACATATTGTGAAGAGACTTATCCTGAAATGATGGAAGAGTACAAACGGATTATGTGGGAACAATATGAAACTTTTTGTAAGAAACAACGTAACTATGGGCCAGGTAACATCTCGGTTGGAACTCCGTTAGAAACAAAGGATGATGTGAAATTGTCACTAACTGGATTGTGGTTCAGAATGAATGATAAGGTGCAGAGACTAAAACAACTCGTAGTATTGGGCCAGCCAGATGAGGTTGGTGAGTCACTACAAGATACCTACGCTGACCTTTCTGTATATGGTATCATCGCCCAATTAGTCCAAAACGGAAAATGGGCTAAATAATAACAATTTCTTAACATAAGAATTTGGTAGTTTACGATATATTTCGTATATTAGTATAAGAAAAGTAAGAGTATATGAAGAAGTCCGTAGTATCAAACATATTTAATTTTCCAGTTCACGAAGAGAAACAAGGTGACTCTAAGATTTCCTATTCTCAGTACACGATGTGGGCTAATTGTCCTAAACAATGGAAATTGACCTATATGGATGGTCACAAAGACTTTGACCCATCCATCCACCTTGTATTTGGTACTGCAATGCACGAGACTCTACAAGAATGGTTACAAGTCCTATACAAAGATGGGCCTACTGAAGCAGATAAGCTCGACTTAGGTCAGTTGTTATTAGAGTCGATGGCTGCCGAATACAAGTCAATGTCTGACAGGTATGGTAAGTTCACTACGAAAGATGAGATGAATGAGTTCTACGATGATGGTATTCAAATCATTGACTTTATCAAAAAAAATAGAACTGATTATTTTTCTACCAAGAAACTCAAGTTAGTAGGTGTCGAATTACCAATATACTATCCAACATCTAATGAGAACATTATGATGAAGGGTTTCATTGATTTGGTATTTGAAGACCAAGATGGTATCATCGAGATTTGGGACATCAAAACATCTACAAGAGGATGGAATGAGTATCAGAAGAAAGATAAAACCAAGACTGCTCAATTAGTTCTATATAAGAAGTTCTTCTCAGAACAATACGGATGGCCTATCGACAAGATTCAAGTCAGATACTTTATTGTAAAACGTAAGTTGTGGGAAGAAGCAATGTTTGCTCAGAAGAGAGTTCAAGAGTTTGTACCTGCCCACGGTAGTATTACAATGAGAAATGTATCAACATCATTCGATGATTTTATATCTAAATCATTTAACGATGATGGTTCATACAATACCGAAGGTGAGTTTCCTGCAATTGCTGGTAAGAACTCCAAGAATTGTAAGTATTGTCCATTTAAGAAGAGTGAGTTGTGTAATCGTAAGGAAAGAATTAAATCCTAATATATGAGAAAGTTATCATTACTATTATTCATTCTATTGACATCATCAACTTACGAAATCCAACCTAAGATGGAATTGGTAAGTGTACCAACTAAAGACATAACTCTTGAAGTTGAAGTTGTAGCTCCTAAACTAAATTTAGTAAAAACAACACGAAACCTCACTCCATTGGTAAACGCATTGATGTGGGTAGAGAGTAGATGTGACACATCTGCTTATTGTAAAAGGGAAGATGCAGTTGGGGTTCTTCAAATTAGACCAATTATGGTCAGAGAGGTTAACCGAATTTTACGTTTAAAAGGTTCGAGTTATACATATACATTAGAAGACCGGTGGTCAAAAGATAAATCCATCGAGATGTTTAATGTAGTTGCAAATTATTATCACGAAACAAGTTCATATGAGAAAATCGCCCGGTGTTGGAATGGTGGTCCGAAGGGACTACAAAAGAAACAAACCCAAAAGTATTGGAGAAAGGTTCAAAAAAGACTCAACCACGATGAGAATAGCACTGATAGGGAGTCCTAAGTATGAAAATCGTGGTGAAATTAAAGAACTCGTTTGGAAACTAAAACAAAAGTTTGGAGATGACCTCATACTGATTACACGTGGAAATAAAGATGGTATAGAAAAATGGGTTCGTAAGTTTACATTGGAGATGGGAGTCAAGTATATTGAATATAATCCGGCATCATCTCCAATGTCACTTTATAGTGGAATGGCAAAGGAATACTATGAGAAACCATACCACCCAACACAACCACTACATCAATACGATTGCGTGGTTAGAGGTTCAGACAAAATCTATTATTTTGGTGAAATAAAAAAGAACGAATACAATCACTTCAATAGAGTATTAATTAGAAACGGAAAAACTGCTAAATTTGTAAATTAGTAAATATTTTTGTATATTTATATTAAATAAAATAAGAGAGTTACGAATGGAATTACCAAAGCTACGAAAAGTAGACCCAAATAAACCGAAGAAGAAAAAGATTCTACTTCTATCGGATGACCTAAGATTACATAGTGGTATTGCAACTCAGTCAAAAGAGATTGTTCTTTCAACAATCCATAAGTATGATTGGGTTCAATTAGGTGCTGCACTAAAACATCCCGAACAAGGAAAGGTGTTTGATATATCAGAAGATGCTCGAAAAGAAACTGGTGTAGAAGACGCATCACTCAAGGTTTATGCATCTACTGGATATGGTTCACCTGATGTATTGAGACAACTCATAAACATCGAGAAGCCAGACGCAATCCTACACTTCACCGACCCCCGTTTTTGGAAGTGGTTGTATGATATGGAGCATGAGGTACGAGAGTTTTGTCCTATTATGTATTACAACATTTGGGACTCACTACCAGACCCAATGTGGAATGCACCATTCTACGCATCGTGTGATATGTTGATGTCTATCTCAAAACAATCTTATGGTATCAACAAGAGAACTCTTGAGAAGTATGGTATGGCAAAGGAAGATTGGGCATACAAATATATTCCACACGGAGTATCAAAGTATTTTAGACCATTACCATCTGATGACCAACCGTTAACTGAATTTAAACAAAAATTTGGATTGAACGAGTATGACTTTGTAGTGATTTGGAACAATAGAAATATTCGTAGAAAAGTGCCAGGTGATGTAATTCTCGCATTTAACGAGTTTGCTAAACAACACGAAGATGCTAAGGTATGTCTATTCTTACATACTCAGCGTAGTGATGACAATGGTACTGATTTAAATGAGGTAATCAAACACAATGGTCACTATGGTGATTATAAATTCACCGATGCAAAGTTCTCTACTGAA